ATGCAAGAAGACAACAGCATTGACGCAGGCACACCGGTCGACACTGGAAGCGAGGATTGGTTTTCGCAATGGCTCGAAACCGGCACAGTCTCCCAGCGCAGTGTCGACGTGTACGGCCGCCCAGACCTGTACGCCCAGTACGAAGACCTCGAACGCAAGTACGCGATCGCACAGGCCAAAGAACGACAGGGCAGCGGCCCGGAACGCGACCTGACGGAAATGTCCGAGGCCAACCAGATCCTCGAAGCCATGGAGAAGCTGTACGGGGCGTGGATGAAGTCGAAGACGACATGGTTCATGCGCGCCCTCAACGAGGACGAAATCGACGAAGCGAAGGAAGCCGCCGATTTCCCGACCGAACCCAAGTTCAAGGAAGGCATGGCCGAGGGGGCGAAGAAGGAAGTTCAGGCGAAGTACGAGCGTGCCAAGACGAAGGCAGACGCGGTCTCGAACTACTCGATGATTTCGAAGTCGCTGGTCAAGGTGACGGACCAGGCCGGCGACACTGTCAAGGAATCCATCACGGCTGCCGAGGTGGAGAAGATGCGGGCCAAGATCGGTGACCTGCAGATCATTCGGCTCGTAGCTGCAGCTCTGGCCGCTTCGACTCAGGAGCCGACGATGCCGGTCCCTTTGTCGCCGACGAACTCGAACGACGACCAAGACTCGTAAGAGCCTTGAAAGCCGCCCGTGCTTGGTCCGTTCGTCCCACCGAACTTGTGGAGTGGGGTGAACGTGACCGGGTGCTGGCGGAAGCGTTGATCGAGTTCGAAGAGAACGCGTACTGCCCTGGTTGCGGGCAGCTCAAATCGAAAGCCTGGGACCCGGCATCTGAAGGTTCCTGGGACTTCGCAACCATCCACTGCTATGCATGCGCCCACAATGACGGGCACGCGCAGGACGCCAACGACAAGACCCCGGGCGAGCTGCGGTTTATGACGCTCGACGAGAAGTCCGTGAAGATCGCGAAAGCTCGAGCAAGGGCGCGGGCTCGCGCCGAGTAGGCCAGGCCGCGTTGTCAGGCCTGCTCTGGCTCGCGACTAGCGCGACGGGAGAATGACTGCCGACATGTCGGCTTCACCCTTGTCGTCGTCCCACTTGCCGATGCACATCATCGTGTTGGATGTCATTCCTCCGAACCCGTTCCGGGAGCGGACATGGCCGTCAAACCCGTAGGGCTCCTTTCCATCCTTGGCTTCCAGGTCTACAGGCGTGAGCTCGAACTGGGCTGAGTCAGGGTCTCGCAATTGAGAGCGAGCATCTTCAGTGCACGCCTCATATGCCGCTTCTCGCTTCATCTTCTCGGTGGGAAGAATGCTCGCCACTATCGCCCAGACGGCAATAGCCAGCACGACAACGGCGGCAATTGCGAGAATCACCTGCGTTTTTGTGATCTTCAGGCGTTTCGGCTGCTGAGAACTGGGGAGGCGTATTTCTCGTCCAAATCCCGGTGACTGCTCGGACATCGTCTTTTCTCTTTTCTTTATCCCCGATGTAGTCCCCAAATCATATAGGAGGCCTCTGACATGGCTGATCGCACGCTGGTTGTCTCCATCAGGGCTGAGGCCGCACAGTTCCGTACCGCCATGAACGAGGCCGCCGCGTCCGCCGACAAGGCTGGTGCGGCCGCCGAAGGTGCGGGCCGCAAGGTTCAGTCGTCTGCTCAGCAGGTGGAAGCCGCTGGCCGTAAAGTGTCCGACGCTCGCCGGCAAGAAATGGATGCCGCCGCACGTCTCAACACGGCTGAGAAGAAGCTCGACGAGGTCAAACGCAACGGCAAAGCTACTGCCTCTCAGGTGGCGCAGGCCGAAGAACGGGTCATCACTTCGCGCAACCGGCTCGAAAAGGCCACCGAAACACTAGGTGCGGCCGAGAAGACTCACTCGCAGGCGATGCAGGTGTCTGCTCAGCGTGCCGGCCAGTCGACGTCAAAGCTCCAGGAGCTCGCGAAGCAGGCCGATGCGAACCGCGAAGCCTGGACAACCGCAGGCACAGCCCTGTCTATCTTCGGCGGCACGATCATTGGTGTCGGGGTCGCAGCAGGAAAAGCTGGTGTCGAATTCAATACCCTCAAACAGACGTCCGGGGCGGCACTCAAAACGGTCACGGGCTCTGCTGAAGCTGCCCAGAGGCAAATGGACAAGCTGAACCAGTTCGGCTCGAAGTCCTGGGTGATGCGCGATGTGTTGATCCGTTCACAGCAGGCAATGGCCGGATTCGGCGTGGAAACCCGCAAGATCATTCCCTATCTGGACGGTTTGCAGGAAGCTGTCGCCGCTGCCGGTGGTAGCTCGCAGACGTTCGAAGAGCTCGCCGGCGTCATGGCGAAGGTGAAGTCTCAGGGCAAGATCACAGCTGAGACGTTCAACGAGTTCGGAACCCGCGGTGTCGACGCTGCCACCATTATCGGTGAGCAGATGGGCAAGACGGGCCAGGAGATCCGCGACTCCGTCACCAAGGGCTCGCTTGATGCGGATGTCGCCCTTGACGCTCTCGCTGAGGGCATGAAGACGAAGTTCGACGGTGCAACTGAGAACCTCCGCAACACATTCCGCGGTGCAATGGATAACCTGTCTGCCGCCTGGCGTGACTTTTCGTCTGAGATGGCATCCCCGATCGTTGACCCAGACGGCGGAGGACTGGGCGTGTCCGCACTCAACGCCCTCGCCGACGCGATGGTGAGCCTGAAGGATGTTGCTGCCGGTGTGCCCGATCCCGTGAAGGCAGTCGGCCTGGCAGTCGGTGGAACCGTCGGCGCCGCATCCCTGGCGGCCGGCGGATTCCTTGCCCTCGCCCCACGCATTGTAGAAACACAGAAAGCATTCGCCACCCTCGCTGGCCAAGACGATCTTGTCGGCAAGACTGCTCGCGGTCTCGGCAGAATGCAGGCACCTCTAGCCGCGATCGCCAAGGTCGGCGGAGTCGTCACCGTCCTTGCAGGAGTCGCAACCGCGCTCGGCAAGATAGCTGAAGCAAAGAGCCTGGAAGAAGCGGAGAAAGCCACCCGCGGCCTCGCCCGCGCCATGGAAGACGTGCAGAAGTCTTCTGGCGCTCTCGACAAGGTCTTCCAAACCAGTGACGGCGGAGCCCTCACCAGCGACATCGACAGCCTCAGCGCCGCACTTGAACGCACCTTCCACCGCAACTGGGAGGAAAGGTTCAACGACTGGGGCGAAGGGATCATCCAGAACTTCACCAGCCTCCGGGGCGAGTCCGGGCTGCTGGAAGACCAGTTCTCCGCCTTGGACGCCGAGCTGGCCCGAATGGTCGAGGGTGGGAACGCTGCCGGTGCCACAGCATCATTCGAGGCAATAAAGGCGCAGGCTGATGAGCTCGACATTAGCGTCGAAGACCTCATTACCTTGTTCCCCGAATATCAGGGAGCACTCGAGGATGCGAACCTCGCATCACGGGATGCCGCAGGCGGCATGTCCACGATGTCCGAAGAAGCCATTGCTGCGCAGGAGCATCTGGAAGAGGTCCGCAAGGGTCTGGTCGACGGCGCAAACGGGTTCCTTGATTTCACTGCCAAAGCCAAAGAGTCGAAGACCACTTTGCAGGAGTGGATCACCGACATGGAGAAGCAGGTCGAAGCGCAGGCCCAGTGGATGGATAACCTGGCACGGCTTGCTGAGCGTGGCGCACCTCAGGAACTCCTCGACCAGCTCATGTCCATGGGGCCCGAGGGTGCCCGCATGGTCAAGAAACTCGCTGATGGATCTGACGAGGATATGCAACGCGTCATCGACGTGTTCAAAGACTCGAAGAAGAACGTCAACGAGTTCGCGAACTCCGTGGCTGGCATTCCGACGATCGACCTCGATGCTGACCCGTCGAAACTGCGTGAGCAGATCAAGGATTCGAAGGGGCGTCTTGCCGAGCTCGAGAAGATGCCGACCTCGCCGGAGATCAGCGCCCAGATCACTCTGCTGAAAGAGAAGATCAAGGAAGCCGAATCGAAACTGGCAGAGGTTGAGAACGGCAAGACCACCGCGAAGGTGGATGCTGACACATCCGAAGCCAAGAAGGATGTCAACGGCTTCAAGTCGTGGTTCAAGGACAATTCCAAGGTCACGATGTCGGTGTGGGCGAAGATCAAGGAGACGTTCACCAGCGACGGTAAGACCTCGACCAAGACAGACAGCAAGGGCAACACGTCCCGCAACCCGATGGGCCGCGCCACTGGTGGGCCAATCTCTGGCCCCGGCTCGGGCACGTCCGATTCGATCCCGACAATGCTCTCCAACGGCGAGCATGTGTGGACCGCGTACGAAGTGCAGCGTGCCGGCGGGCATGGTGCCATCGAAGCAATGCGCCGGGCCGTCGTGTCCGGGCAGCGACTCGCCAAGGGTGGGCCTGTCGGTATCGCTCAGAAGCGTGTCGATTCGGCCGAGACGGAGCTGCGTCGTGCTCGCCGACAGAAGTCTGCCGCGAAGTCGAAGACGAGTAAGGCTCAAGCCGATCGTCGCATTTGGTCTGCTGAGGATGAACTCGAGGCGGCACGGAAGTCGCTGAAGTCCGCGAAGGACAAGGCGAAGGCTGATGAGAAGGCCGCAAAGATCGCCGCCCAGCAGGCCAAGGAAGCGAAGCGCATTGCTGAGCAGAAGGCCAAGGAGGAGCGTGAACGCAAGGCTCGTGTGAACGATCTCCGCACGGATCTGCGTGTGGATCTTCGCCGCGGCAACATTCGCGACCAGGTGACCGGTGGACTGTCTGGCGGCTACTCGGCTGTCGACCGCTTGTATGACTTGGGTTCGAATCAGGACTTGTCTCGTGGTTCGCGGTCGCGTGCGAATTCGTCGGCCCGGAAGTTCGAAGCGAACCTCCGCAGCCTTTATGCGCAGGCTGAACGGATCGACGAGCGGCTGAAGAAGGCTCAGGACAAAGCCCAAGAGCTCAAGGGCATCAAGGACACGGTTGTATCGAGTCTCCTCGGTGGTCGTGACCTTGACGTCGGTACGTACCAAACCCGGGTCAATGGTCAGTGGCAGTCGCAGTCGAACCTCGGCCAGGCCGCTAAGGGCCTGCGTATGGACGTCGGTGCCATGAAGGCGTTCGCAGGGAAACTGAAGAAGCTTACCGAGCTCGGCATCCCCGGCGCCATCATCCAGGAGATCGCACAGGCCGGAGTCGAAGAGGGCTCCAACATGGCCGACTCCTTCATCGGTGCCACCGCTGCTGAACGGAAGTCGTACCTGGGTGCTTGGTCGGATTACGAGAAGTACGCGAACCAAGCCGGCCAGTACGTCACGGAGGGCTTCTACAAGGGAGGCTCCGCCGCCGCTGACGGTGTGGTGAAGGGTCTCGAGGGCAAGCAGAAGAACGTTGAAGCCGCGATCGCGAATCTCGCGAAGACCATGGAGTCGACGTTCAAGCAGGTTCTCGGGATCCATTCGCCGTCACGTGTCATGTCCGAACTTGGTGGGTTCACTGCTGAGGGGCTCGTGCAGGGCATGCTCGGTGGTGTTTCGGATGTGCAGTCTGCGGCCGCCGCGCTTGGGTCGGCTGCTGTCCCGAACATGATGGCGTTCCAGCCCACTGATGTTTCGATGGACGTGGGCGTGAACCCGGTCATGGCTGACGACGAGGGCATGGCGGGTCTTGCAATGCAGGACATGTCGGACACAACCCTCACGGCCATGGAACAGATGAACCTGTCCGTGTCGGAAGGGTTCGCCGGAATGCTTGCGAACATTCAGGCCGCGCAGGCGGGGATGCTCCTGTCGACGCAAGAGTCCCAGCTGGGGATGCTCACATCCACGCAGACGCAGAACGCCGCGATGCTGCTGGATACCCAAACCCAGCAGGCGGCGATGCTGTTGAACACGCAGACCCATTACGAGGGAATGCGGTCAACGGCGGAGTCGAAGCAGATCGCGCAACGCACTGTGATGACGGATCAGCAGGAGCTCATGAGGCTCATGCTCATCGACAAGCAGAGCCAGATGAAGTCGAGGTCCGCCACAGACTTCGAGGAACTGAAGAACACGACGGGCACGAAGTTCTCGGACATGCGGAAGAACACCGACACCACCATGTCGGGCATGTACGGGGACTACGACACCCGCCTCGCCGACCTGAAAGGCTTGAACAGGCGCGGGTTCGAGTCAATCCTGTCCACGTCGAACGCGAACATGGAAGGTGTCCGTAAGGGCATCAACGCTGAGATGGAGGATGCGAAACCTCAGCTCGGAAATCGCATGAACGCCCTTATCGGTGTCCTCTCATCGTTCACTGCTTCGGTGAACAAGGCGTTCAAGGACGTCGGTGTCGACTTGAAGGCCCCGGCGCCGTTAAAGTTCGCGACGGGTGGTGTTATGCCTGGTTATACACCGGGTAGGGACGTTCACCAGTTCTACTCGCCGACTGCAGGAAATCTGCATTTGTCCGGCGGGGAAGCGATCATGCGCCCCGAGTGGACTCGCGCCATGGGCGGCGAGGCTGGGGTGAAGGCTCAGAACGATGCTGCACGTCAGGGCCGTTTGGATGACCTTCTGCATGCTCAGTCGCAGGCATTCGCTAGCGGTGGTGTGTTCGGTCGCATTCCGGGTGTGAATGCGTTCGCGGATGCTGGTGTGTGGCGGAACCTGTGGGCGATCACGAGGGACCAGTTCCCGAACGCTCGTCTCACGTCCGCTTACCGTGGTGGTTCCCGCACAGTGTCGGGCAACGCTTCGTACCACTCCAGGGGTATGGCGATCGACGTGTCCCCGTCGATGGACATTTTCAACTTCTGGCGCAACAAGTACGGTGCGAACCTCGCCGAACTCATCTACTCGCCCGCCAACGGCAAGCAGATCAAGAACGGTTCGAACCACTACTACACCGGTGCCGTCCGCGGCATGCACTTCAACCACGTCCACATCGCCGCACGGCAAGCCCTGTCGGACGCTATGGCCGGCGGTCTGCCGGGCATGGGCGGGGAAATGTCGCACCCGTTCCTTGATCGTGCTGGTGTGACTGCCGGTTCGGACTTGCAGGCTTCCTACGCCAAGGCGGCTGAGAAGCTGACTCAGCAGATTTACGCCAAGCATGCCAAACAACTCCCGGATGGGATTGCAGGGCAGCTCGGCAAGGGCATCATGTCCCAAGTCTCTGAAGGGCTGGTCGGTAAGGCGAAGGAGTACGGCAAAACCACTGCCATCTCTGGAACCACTGCCGGCGACCCCGCAGTTAAAGCTGCTGTCCGCAAGATCGCGGAGCAGATGGGTTGGGGCAAGTACTGGGGCGACATTGACTGGCTGGTGAACAAGGAGTCCTCGTGGAACCCGAACGCCGCCAACCCGTCGAGCTCGGCCCGCGGCCTGTTCCAGAAGATGACCTCTCTGCATGGCCCGGTTGAGGACACGGTCGAAGGTCAGGCTCGTTGGGGTCTGAACTACATCAAATCCACGTACGGAGATCCGGCGAAGGCTCGCGCTCATCATCAGCGTTCCAACTGGTATGAGGGCGGCACGGAACGCGCTAAGCGTGGCCTGGCTGTTGTGGGGGAGGAAGGCCCGGAGCTCGTCAACTTCCAGGGCGGCGAGCAGGTGCTTTCGACCGTGGATTCGATGAAATTCATGGCCGCGAACCGCACCTACATTCCTACCTCGGGACCGCAGTTCGACCAGGCAGCGTTCACCAACGCTGTCGCCGGTGCCGTCCAAGCGAACGGGATCAACCCGAACGACCTGGCCGACGCACTTTCGAACATGCGGATCACGTTCAACGCCGACGGGCAACAGTTCACCGGGGCTGTCACTGCGGTCGTCGGATCCGGTTACGACCAGTCACGGTCACGTTTGTCGAAGTCGTCTCAGAAGATCGGAGCACGCTAAATGGAACTCCACAACGGCGAGTTCGCGATCAACGGATACAAGTTCGGGTGCGGACACAACGCCAACGTGTCCACCCTCAACGCCACCGGCATCAGGTGGCGGGTGCAGGACCAACCGAACCCGGTCGGGGATGACCTTCTCCTTGGCCGCGACTTCATGGACCCTCAACCGATCAAGTTGGGGGTCTTCTTCAAAGGGCAAACAGCGCAGGAGGTGGCCCAGGCTGCGGCGGAATTCGCCAACGCTTGGGCCGCCGCCCGTGACCGTAAACCGGGGGAGTTGTCGGTCCTCGAGATCGGTGTCCACGGTCGCACGGTCAGGGCGTACGGTCGCCCCCGCGACCTCGACATTGATGACACGGAGATCTTCGCCCGTCTCCACGCCGACGGGACCGCGGTATTCGACCGTAAACACGCACTGTTCTACGGAGACCCCGACACGGGCGGCGGGGGAGAGGTCACACTCTCCATCACCCCGCCACAGTCTGCAGGCATCAAGTCACCGATGCGGTCACCGATCGTCACTCTCAAAGGTGGCATTCGCCAGGGCATCGTCACGAATCCCGGCTTACGTTCCACGACCGATGTCACGATCACCGTCCGCGGCACCGTCAACCGACCCGTCGTGTCGGGCGATGGGTGGGAGATCGAACTGGGCGCAAACCTCGCCTACGACCGCTCGGTAGTCATCGACGCAATGAACGGAACCGTCACTCGCGACGACGGTGTGTCCCTGGCCGGGAAGCTCACCCGCAAGTCCCGCCTCGACCACATCCAAGTCCCTGCAGGGGCATCCGAATTCTATTTCCGTGGCACCTCACCCGATGGGTCTGCCACGGCCACTATCCGTTGGGGTTCCGCCCACACAAGCCTAGGAGCATAACGATGGCCCTTTACCCTGTCCCATGGTTCACCACCGGCGGCATCGAAGGCGAAGGCGGCGCAGAGAATTACGGCGAACTCGCACGCGCCGCGACCTATGCGGGCACCATGGCGGCCACTGGAATCATTGAGCCCGCGGACTTTCGGGTGACGGCATTGCCGACCCCCGGTGCCGCTGTTCGAGTCCACAAAGGCTCTGCAGTCATCAAGTCCACCTATCCCGGAGTATTCGGTCAATCGTATGTGGTGCAGGAGCGTGACTACACGGACGTTCCAGTAGCGGCTACAGGATCATCTGGCGGGGCAACGAAGTACGTGTACCTGCTCATCGAGGATACACAGTTTACGGGCCAGCCGCCCGAGTCCGTGGAGGATGGGCCGTACAACTCGTATCACGTGACCACCACGCTCCCGCAGTTCCAGCCGTACCTGCTGCTGGCGAAGATCAACCAACCTGCGTCTCGCGCTGATATCCAGCCCAGCATGATCGAAGACCTGAGGGAAGTGGCGAATCCGATTGTTGGTCAGTTCACGTTTGCCCGTCCTCGGCTCATGGCTGATGATGATCCGCGCCAGAACCTCCTCACCGCCCGATTCAAAGGCGCGAATGGGGAGTGGTACGGCGAGTACTTCCCTGGCGGCGACGGATCTCCTAACGAGACGCGGCAGTTCATTCCCCAGCGCGCCACACACATGAGTGTTCGTGCCGACTGGTTGGCGATCCGTGGCGTGAGTGGACTGAACTGCCACGGACGATACTGGCTTGAATATGGCGACGAATACCGTAACCACACATGGCCGGGCGGCCGTCAGCTGGAGTTCGCGACTCAACAGTTCGCATTCGACACCACCGGCACTCAGGGTTCGTACCGACTGAATTGGGCGCTCATGGATCAGGTTCCGATTCCGAAGAAGCTACGCGGCAAAACAATCCGGTTCGCGTTCAAAGCAGGCGTATCCGATGATGCCGACCGTGACGGGGTGATGATGAACGCCCTGTCAGGGCTTGGCCTTGACGTCACGTTCTCGATGGCGCCGGTTGATTCTGACACTATCTAAGGAGCCTCATGTCTGAGTGGCGTTACATTGCGAGTCGGTTGAACGGTGACGGTACTGAGACGTTCCTCGACTGGAACCTGCCCTTGTCTGACGTGTCCGTGCAGGAATCACTCTCGGGGCATGGGGGTTTGGATGCGAAGATCACTCCCGAGGTTGCCAGCCTGAAGGACGATGATGGGAAGCCGCTCTTCGTGCCCTGGTCGACTGCGATCTATGCGGAAGCCTCAGGGCAGATTCGCGGTGGTGGCATCGTCACCCAGCTACCCATGGATGGGCCAACCATCAGTCTCGACTGCATCGGTTTCTCCGGCTACTTGGAGGGTCAGCCGTGGCTGGGGGAGGACAAGTACGACACTGCCGATCCTCTCGTGATTGACCGTTACATCATTGAGGAGTTCCAGAAGAAACCGTTCAACCTCGGCCTGGTTCCTGCCGGGGCGAAAGAGTCTCAGCGTGTGCAGTTGTCGGAGACAGTGACGGGGAAGAAGGAACTGTACTACCTCGCTTACTGGCAGACTCTCGACTTGGACAAGGAACGGACCCAACTGGCCGAGATCGGCGGGTACGAGTGGACGGTCAAACACCGGTGGGCGGATGGTGACCAGGACCGCGTCATCCACGAGATCGAGTACGGGTACCCGAAACTCGGGTCACGCCGCACGGACTTGAGGTTCGTTGTGGGGGAGAACATTCCCGACAACATTCCCGCCACGGATGATGGCGACGAGTACGCCTCACATGTTCTCGTCCTCGGATCCGGTCAGGGCCGGAAGATGGTCCGGGCTGACGACTCCCGGCCCACGAAACGTCTCGGCCGGTGGAAAGTTGTTTCCGATAAGGCGATCGGCAAGGACAAGGTCGCGAAGACCCGCGTCGCCTCGGAGTTGAAAGCCCTGTCTGGTGAACTCGACATCACCGAAATCACCGTGTGGGACCACGACAACGCACCCGTCGGCACGTATCACGCTGGCGACGAGATCCTCATCCAGTCCGGTGTCGGCTGGGCCGACTTTGGCGACCTGTGGGTGCGCATCCTCGGTGTCATCCATCACCCGGAGAAGAACACATCCACGTTGCAGATCCGCAGATCGGAGAAAATCACATGAGCCTGTATTCGCGTCTTGACCGGATCGCCGCTGATGTTGCCCGGTTGGATCGTCAGCTCACTTCAGTGTCGAACCACCCTCAGTCTCAGCGCACCAGCGTTGAGGGCGGATCCATCGATTTCAACGATGCCGACGGAAACCTCATGGCGATTGTGGGGTCGCAGGACGACGGCGGCAACACCATCAACGTCCTCGCAGGCCCCACCCCACCCACGCCGGTCGGGTTCACTGTCGACGTCGACCACGGCAAGTTCATCGTCCACTGGTCTGGCGACTTCGACGGAGACGCGCTCGCCCCTTCCGATTGGTCGCGTGCTGAGGTGCATGCCTCACAGGACCCGTTCTTTGTCCCTGACAGGGCGACGGCTCGGGGGTCGATTGTGTCGGCTGCGGGTGGTGAGGTGACGATCGGTGTCCTCAAGGGGACGTGGACGATCAAGATGCTCGCCTGGTCACAGGCAGGGAAGATGTCTGTCCCGTCCGCACCGGTGGATGTTGAGGTGCCGGGGTACGGCGACATTGTGCTCGAGGAGATCGACGCGGCCACGACGCTGATCAAGAACGCCGGCGAAATGCTCCTCGAGGGTCAGCAGACTCTCGCGGACAAGCTCGCAGGTATCGCCGACCTGGACCCGGAAGAGATCTCTGATGAGATCGCGCAAGCCCGGCAGGAAGCGATCGACGCTGCGCTCGCCGAGATTGCGAACGTGGAGGGCACACTCACCTCGGCGATTGGTGCCAAGTCCTCTACGACGTGGTCGACGTCGAATCCGCCAGTCAACTATGAGGGTGCGGTGGGTGACACCTGGGTGAAGCTGACTTCGCTTGGCTCTGGTGGCCGTGAGATCCGTCGGTCCCGCTGGCAGGGTGATGTGTGGGTCGACCACCCTGTCGATGGTGCAGTCCTGTCGAATGTGGACGCGTCGACGATCACGACCGGTTTCCTCGACGTCGTCAACCGGATCCGGGCCGGGGCGATCCTCGCTGAAAAGCTTCTCATCGGCGGAGCTCGAAACCTCCTCCCCAACGGCGACCTCGACAAGGGGTCGGCAGTTGGGTGGCCGGTCGCCGGCAGTGGTGATGCGGGACCGGTCTACGACACACTCGACAAGGCTGAAGGCAAGATCGCCCGAGTCTCCTATCGCACGATCTCTACCCAACAGGGATCTTCGTTTGGGCGATTCCCGGTCGCTGGGATGGAAACTCTCGTCATGGAGGCATGGGTCAAAGCGGACAAGCCGGGATCAATCATCTACGTCGAAGTCCGAGACCAGGCGGGGGCACACGCCGGAACAACGAGTCGTACGGCTTGGGGCACAGCGGGAGGATGGGCAGGGGATACCGCTTCGTACTCCTACCCGTTCGGCAAGATGGAAGTTCCGACAGTTTGGACGAGATTCCGGTCGACCCTCAAGCTCGCGCCGGGAACCTCCGAGGTCTACATCGGCGGAATGTACTTTAACCACTCGTCAGGAACCGAGCGCGACGCCACGGTTAGCTACTCCGGACTGTCGCTTCGCCCAATGGTCGGCGGCACTCTCATCGAGCCGGGAGGAATTCAGACTCCGCACCTCGCCGCCGATGTCCTCGAGGTCGGCAACCTCAAAGCCGGAACCGCTGCGCTCGCCGAGGCTGTCATCAAGAAGCTCTTCGCCGAGGTCGTCGTCGCCCGCATGGCACAGGCCGAGGAGTTCATCGGTGAGAACGCGATCCTCACCGGTGCTGTCACTGCCCCGAAGATCACCGCGTCTGAGGAACTGTGGGCGAAGCTCGCACAGTTCGTGACCGTGTACGCCGAAATGGTCGACTCGGACGTGTTCAACGGGCGTGTGTTCCGCGGCTCAACGTTCCTCACCACGAACGAATCATCGTGGTCCGATCGCGGCATGTTCTTGCTCGATGACGAGGGCAACCCTCGCATTCAGGCACCCACTGACGGGTCCGACTTCACCGTCAACGCTGAAATCGTCGCCAAGTCCCTCACTGCTGCTGGGCGAGCATCGTTCCTGGCGGAGAACAACAGACTCGAACCCGGAGCCGGTCTCGTCCTGGCAGCCGGTGTTGGTGACCCGCCGTCACCACCTGTCGTGTCGAACCACTACAAGCAGATCACCCCGCCGGCCCTTGCCGACGGGGAGTCAGTGAGCGGTCTCGCCTATAGTGATGGGCTGTTCTGGCGCGCTGTCGATGCCGGGTCGGGGAACAATCCTCTCGATCGGGTTGAGGGAATCGACCGGAATGGGACTATTCAGCGCACCATACCCCTGGCGAACTTCTGGGCACGTAACGGGCTGGTTGTGATCGGTGACGAACTGTTCGCGTTGGGTATCCGTGATGACCGGCCCGAGAATGTGCGAAACCAGGAACGATGGGTGCGCGTCTTTGGGCTCGACGGAACGTATAAACGTCAATGGGAGTACCCGAACTACGGGACTGGCACCTACCAGCCAGGCATTGGCAGCACCCCTGCCGGGAACGTGTCTATTGCCCAGTGTTGGCAGGACGGGAAACTGTCCTGGCGCACGTTCTCACCCACCGGCACTCTGATCAACACGACCACCCGTGATGCTCCTGTGAAGTCGGATGCTGTCGGAATCTATGGCGGCCCCGCCGATTTCGGGACAACCCGAACCGTGTTCGCTAAAGGGTTCACGCCGGGCACGAACCGACAGTTCACCGTGTACGGGACGAACGGTAATGACTACTTCCCGGAGCAGTCCTGGTACTCGCCGGGGCGCGGGGACGTTAAGGGTCTCGCGTGGGACGGGGAAAAGTTCTACAGCATCGACCCTGCGGGTGTCATCACTGAATATGGTTCCCTGAATATGGGTGATGATTCCGCGAACTGGTGGGCCACATACCGGTGGGTTGGTAGTGGCGGCAAGACGACTCGTATTGCTCCACCCGGCCGGTTCGCGTGGGCACGCCGCTCGTGTCTCCGTGTGAGTGCACCGAACCTGCCCCAGGGTGTGACCACGATTGAACCGTCGTTGGCGTTCAAGACCACAACCCCCGCCCGTACTGAGTTCCGTAGTCCGGCTTGGGTGGCGGGCGCTACCCCTGCCACCGTGAACTATGAGGTATTGCCCACCAATTGGCAGTCAGGTGCTGCGCCCGGCGACATCAACAACTTCCCCAACAGCACACCGTCGAGCGTGAAAGCTTCAACGGGGCTGTTCGAGGTCAAGGGCGACGGGTCCGGCAGGTGGGGTCCGCTCACGTTCAACGCTGACGGGTCTATGTCTTCGTCAGCGGTGCCCGCATGGGTGCCGATCACGTCGTTCGCTTCTGGGTACTCTGTCCAGTCGTGGGGGTTCGCACCCGCCTACAGGGTTTGGCCGGACGGGAAAGTCGAATGGCGTGGAGTAATAGCTGGCACCATCAACGGAACAATCCACCCGTTCGTGATCCCCACCGCCGCGAGACCCGCCCAGCCGGTAAACATGACCGCCGCCGTGCAAGCAGTGGGCACCGAGTACGTGACCCGCGTCGAATTCTGCCCAGAACAGAACCCGACACAGTTCCGCGTATACCGAGGATCATCGGATCGCACATGGGTGTCCCTCGACGGACTCACTTACTACAAATCGTGAGAACGGACTATGAGAGAAGTAGAATCAGAAACGTGCACAAACGTCGTTTCGTTTTCATCATCCTGGCCGTGGTCGCTGTGACTGCGGTACTCGCCAGCGTCCTCAGCGTCGCATCGAAAACCGAAGCCGACGGTGCTATCGCTGACGCCGACTACCCGGTCCTCGCCGCACACCGCGGCGGGGCCGACGTCTGGCCACAGAACACGATGGTCGCATTCGACAATACTCTGAAAGCCGACCCCGACGTGGCGTTAGAACTCGACGTTCGTGCGCTGAAAGACGGAACTCTCGTCGTCATGCACGACCCGAAAGTCGACAGTCTCAGCGCCAACGGCATGACCGGGAATGTGAAAGACATGACCCCTGCCCAGTGGAAGCAGCTGCGTATCAAACACCCCACCGGCGGGCAAGCGGCACCGGCCGCAACCCTGGATGATGTGCTCACCAAATACGGCGACACGGACACCATGCTCGTTATCGAACTCAAAGACGCAGCCGCGGCAGATAAGTTCATTGAGAAGCTCTGGCCGCACCACGAACAGGTGCTCATCCAGTCCTTCGACACCACCATTGTGTCCCGCATGGTCCGCACCGGGTTCAGTACCCTGCAACTGGCATCGAACTCGAATGTGACTCTCGTCGACGGCATTCACTCGGTCGGCATCCAAACCCTCAACATCACACCATCACTTGTCACTAAGGCTCATGACAAGGGTGTGAAGGTGTGGGCGTGGGGCAACGAAGTCACCCGCACCCAGTTCGAGAACCATGACCGTGGACTCGACGGGTACATGGTCAACGACCCCACCACATAACCACCCTCACACTTACCAACCGTGTCCCATCGCTGGGGCGCGGTTTTCTATACCCAAAACCAGGGGGGAACCATGCCTCGCACCGCCATCACTCACCGCCAGGGGGCTGTGTCATGAGCAGAACATCCCGCACACTCCGCACCCTCGGATCCTGCATCTTCACCGCCGCAGGACTCTTCTACGTCCTCGCCCCACCGAACACCACCACATCCTTCTTCGACACACCGGCACCCGCCGTCATGTGGGGATGGGTATTCGCAATTGGCGGCCTCATCTCCCTCGCAGGAACAATCACCCGCATCGTCCACATCGAACGCCTCGGCGTCCTCTTCGTCGCCGTCGCCGCTGCCATGCTCACCGCCGGACAAACCCTCGTCATGTTCGCCGACCCCATCACCTGGACCCGCGGAGGAGGCACCCTCGTCTACCTCGGAGGCGGACTATGGGCGCTCGAAAGGTGGTGGCGGCTCGGGCTCGATGAGCGAGCAATCAACGAAGTAGCGGATGCGAGGTAGGGATGGATGCCGAACTCATCAGAATCGTCCTCGGCGGAGGTATCGCCGTCATCATCGGAGCGATCGGGAAATTCATCTACGACCTCCGCAGCGGCAGAGTCATCAAAGAAGACTCCGCCGTCGCCCAATGGAAAGGCATCGCCGGCTCCCGCCTCGAGGAGATCCGGGAGCTGAGGCGCGAACTCACCTGGTACCGCACCTACTACCCCCGCCTCTGGCACGCCTACCGACTCCTGCCACCGGACGAGAAGGAACAGTTCCCCAACGTGCCCCCACCGCCCGAACAAATTGCAGACATCCCCACCGACTAGAACAGACCACCACTCAGGCCTCAAGCATCCGCTTCGGGGCCCTTGCTATGCCTGAGGAGGCAACTATGGCGATGATGCCCGGAGCCGTGAACAAGCTCCTTGCAAACCAAGCCCGACAAGGCCTGATGAAGTCCTACCAAGGCGTGTGCCTGCACACCATGGTTGGGAGTCTCGCCGGCACCGACAGCATGTTCCAGAAGGACGGCACCGTCGGCACCGAATCCCACTTCGGCGTCGGCGAGCACGGTGAGATCTACCAGTGGGTCGATACTGCCTACACTGCCGACGCGAATTACCTCGGATCTGCTCATGTCATCAGCATTGAGACCGCCGACTACGGTGGCTCGTTCGGTCGCTGGAACACTGCCGGCGACAACGTCCCGTATTGGAACGCGAAGCAGATCGCCTCGATCGTGAAGGTCATCGTCTGGGCCTGCCAGACCCACGACATCCCCATCCAGCAGATGAAAACAGTCCGCGACCGTGGCATCGGCTACCACGCCATGGGAGTCCCCGGAAACGAGCTCCCCAACTCTCTGCGTGGCACCAAGTATCAGTGGTCGAAGTACGCCGGGAAAGTCTGCCCCGGCAAGAAACGCATCTCACAGATCCCAGAACTTGTGCGACTCGCACAAGGCGGCACCGTGCCTGCCTCGGAGCCGGAACCGAAGAAGGAAGGCATCCTCGGCATGTCCAAATACTCCAACACCGTCCTCAACGCGGTGCAGAAACTCACCCGCAACAAGTTCACCACCCTCAAAACGTCCAAGGGTGCCCACTCGATCATCACCCACACCGGAGACCCGTTCCTCTCCGAGGTCCAGGTGACACTGGCTGGCCTGAAACCAGGCGAGACCGCGCAGCTCCGGTTCATCAACGCGTCCTACAAGAAGGGCACGAAGACGAAGAACTACGAGCACTACCGCAAGGCCGAATTCCTCGGCACCACCGGCAACACATACATCTCCCACGTCCAACTCGGGCAGCAGCCGAAAGGCACCGGCGGACGAGCCAACCACCTGCGCGTGCAGTTGTGGACGAACTCGAAAACGGCGAAGGTCACGTCCATCGCCACGAAGACACTGAAAGGCTGACCCATGACTCTCCACGACATCATCCCCGCCAAGTACCGCAAACCCGTCTACGTCACCTACGCCCTCATCGGCGTTGCCCTCGGCGCGATCGCCACAGCCTACGGCCCCGACAACGTCCCCGAATGGCACGCCGTGACCACCAACGTCGTCCTCTACATCGGCGGCGCCTTCGGCCTCACCGCCGCCGCCAACACCCTCGTCACCAAACCCGTCCCCGACACTGACAACGCCGACGAGGTCGAAGTCTACGACGCCGACGACGAACCCCTCGACGACGCCGACGACGAAGGCACAGAAGACCTCGAAGCGCTCGCTGCCGCCGAGGTGGATGACACACCGCCGCCGGATGATTACCAGCCCCGGCACTGATACAGAAAGCGCCCCACCGTTTTGTAGCGGTGGGGCGCTTTCGCGCACTCAGGAAACTCGCGCCACAGATTGGATCTGCGCAATGACTACCGACAAAGTAGAGTCCGATATCCTGAACCGGGCAACGCCGAGAGTTTCGAGAAGCTGGTGTGGACATAGAAGGGGACTGTGTGTCGACTGAATTGGATCTTTTGCCGGCGGCTATTGGTGCAGGCGGAGTCGTTGTTGGGGCTCTGGTGACCACATTAATTTCGGCTCTCAACTCAATTCTTCAACGTCGATTTGACTCCCACATAGCAACCCGCGACGACAGAGTCCGGCAATATTTTGAAGCCGTCGATACCTTGCACGAAGCAAGAGATGCGCTGTTGAAGTTCAAAGAAGCGAATAGTGGCCTCGGCGTGGACGAGGGAAAACGCAAGTCGATTTTCCCTTGGAAGAATCACGATTACCATGCCTATGATCAACAGGCCGCGGAATCTTTCACACGCCTACTCAAGGCCGCAGAGCAAGTTGCTATCCAGCGAGCCAGAATTGATGTGGTCGGAAGCTTGAAAGCTGCCGACGCGTTCGAGCGATGCTACGGCATCATCGATGCGTACCTCCAGGCGTCTGCCGAAGAGCTGATCGATGACGGCTGGTTTCGCATCAAGACTTGGGAAGACTACTGGGAGAATTACAACTCGGAGATCGAAGCAACAGTGAAGTTGTTCAGGAAGGATCTAAAGACCAAGAACGAATAG